GGAACCAAATAAAAAAAAAAAAAAAAGAGATTAGGCTCCAGCGAAAAAAAGAGATTTATGAAAGACAAGAAATGATCCGCAAAATATGGGAAGTTATAGGCTGGGTAGTATTATTTCTTACAGTTGTTGGATTTATTTTTATGCTTGCCTGGTTATACAAGGAAAGTAGATGAAGGCTGCATTTATATTAATGTGTTTTATGACAGATCCTTTACAGTATAGTGGGGATCTCAAGTTTTCAAACGTAAATAATTGTAATTATTTTAAAAACAGATTGCATGGTCAGGTTATGCAACTTGGGGATCAGGTGCGTAAATATGAATGTATGTGCAAAGCCACTTTAGTAAACAAAGGTACAAGGTTATTTTAATGGCACAAAAAAAGTTCCAAGATAAAACTAAGTTTTCTGCCTGGGATTTGGATAACGATGGTGAAATTACAGATGAAGAAATAGCTCATGCGAAAGAGATACAAGAAACAGAAACAAAGCTCAGAAAAAATTTAGCACAGCTTCGTATGGCTAGATATACATTGATTGGTATGGGTGTATTTACAGTGGCTTGTTTCTTTATACCTCTAGATCGCCTGGAAGCAATGTCAGATATATCAAATCTTTTTTATATTTCAGGTGCTGGTATAGTAGGAACTTACATGGGTACAACTGCATACATGGCAAAGAATGGAGTGAAGTAATGTTACAAGCATTGATAGGACCAATAGCTAATCTTGCTGGCTCATGGATGAATAGCAAAGTAGAGAAGGTGAAAGCTGAAGGACAAGCAAAGGTTGCCCAGGCAAAAGCGAAAGCTGTTGTTGCTGAGAAAGTTGCGACTGGTGAAGTTGAATGGGAAAAGGCTATGGCTGATGCAACTGATGGAAGTTGGAAAGACGAATTTGCTTTGATAGTTTTGTTGTTACCAGCAATACTCGTTTTCATTCCTAGTATTACATAATATGTAAGGGCTGGTTTTGAGGTTTTAAATTCTTTGCCTGATTGGTATCAGTATCTTTTATTTATTGCTGTATCTAGCTCGTTTGGAATAAAAGGTGTTGGCCAAGCTATGAAACTTATGGGAAAGAAAAAATGAAAAAACCATATCCTAAAAAAAATTTTAAAAGGAAATTTGCTAAGGTTGCCAAGACCAAAGGTGGAGTTCCAAAGAAGTATGTAGCTGGTGCAAAAAATCCTGGAGCTAGAGAAGCTGAGATAAAGAGGACTGCCAAGTTATATAAAGAAGGTAAACTTACACCAGCCATGATGGATAGAATCAGTAAGCAAAGGAGCAAAGGATGAGCAAGTATAAAAGTATTCCTGGTGCATCCAGGTACAGTAAATCTACATTAGATAAAGTATATTCCAGGGGTATGGGGGCTTACTATTCTTCAGGTAGTAGGCCTAAAGTATCAGCCCATCAGTGGGCTATGGGAAGAGTTCGATCTTTTGTCACTGGCAAAGGTGGAGCAAGGAAGGCAGATAAAGATTTAACTTAACAGAAAGGAAGTATTATGCCAGGTAACTATGGGAGTTATTCTCCAAAACAAAAAAAGATTGCGAAGATGTCAGGCAACAAAAAGAAGATGGAAGCATCTGATTTTAAGAAGCTTAGAATGTTTGCTAAGAAGAAAAAGAAAACAGCGACTGCCTAATGGACATAGAAAAACTTAGGGAACAACTCAAGATAGATGAGGGTTGTGTCTATTCTGTTTATCTAGATCATCTTAACTTGCCCACTGTAGGTATTGGTCACCTGGTGACTGAGTGGGATGAGGAGTATGAAAAACCAGTAGGTACTGAAGTATCTGAGGATAGAGTAAACGAACTGTTCGATAAGGATGTCCAGGTTACCATCGATGAATGCAAAGTTTTGTTTGATGATTTCGATGAGCTTCCTGAAGAGGGGCAACAAATCATTGCGAACCTCATGTTCAATATGGGTCGACCTCGTCTTTCCAAATTTGTAAAGTTTCGTGAAGCCGTTAGGAATAGAGATTGGGTAGAAGCTGGTAATCAGTTGAAAGACTCTCGCTATTACACTCAGGTAACAACGAGAGCCGATAGATTAATTAAGAGGTTGGAAGCTATCTAAGTTTAGAGATATGCTTCTTGTGTATCCAGGTATCCTGGTAATCCATCCTCGCTTTTGTATCTTATCTAAATGATACTTGCATGTTTGCTGAGTAAAGCCAAAATGATTAGCAATATCTAATTGTCTTGGCATGATGCCTTCACTCTTAAAGTAGTTTTGAATAAACAAAAAAATTTCTTTTTGCTTTTCTGTCATGGGATATTTAATTGATTGATCAGCCAATGTACTTTCCTATCTCATTTTCAATCTGTACTTGTTCGTCTTCACCAAGCAATTTGATTGTGTCATTATTTTTATCTTTGAGGTCATGCATCAAACCAACTTTTTGTTGCTGAGTTTTTTCTAATTTATCAATAGCTAGTAGTGTATCTGTAAATTTTACTATGAAATCACTAGCAGTTTGAAAAATTATAGGCTTGTGGTCACCAATAAAATGCATTGTGTATTTAATGGGCTTTTCAGAGCCTTCAGGCTTGTTTAGCTTTTCTTTGATGTCTTCAATCACATTTGTTATTTCCCCATCACCAGTGACGTTCCTAGGCTCTTTTTTTTCTTGAGGATAATCAATTGCTTCTTCAGTGGTAATCAAACCTTTGATTGCATCCGGAAATGCATCTCGAAGAGCAAAACCTCTAGCCCTAAGTTGCATCATTCTCTTGGGATAGTCTTGCCAAGGGCCAGGCTTATTCGCAAGTCTTGCCTTTTGTGCATCCTTGTATGAAAATTCTGCCTTGGTTATTTCTATCTCACCATGAACATGTCTTTTAACAATGCATACTGCTTTGTCTTCTTCATCAATATAGGTTTCTTCTATACCTCTCCAGTCAGGATGATGTTTGCAAACGGCTATCATTGAATCGCCCCACAAAGACGGCCTACCATTTATGACTGCAATATTCTGAAGAGCTTGCATAGGAGCAAGGCCTATCTCATATCCCCACTGAATAGCTACCAGGATATCATTTGGTTTGCCCTGGAACTGTTTTGGGATATGGCCTGATGTTGCAATGAACTTTGAAAACTCGACTGCTTCAGTCAGGTTAGTTGGATTTAAAGTTGGTAATGACATATTAGTTCTCCTTCTTTTCTATTTTAAATTTACGATAATATGTTGCTTGTTTTGCTGGCATTATTTTTTCAGGTTGTGCCTTCCTGGTAATGGTGGGGTAGGAAATATTGATATCACCAACCTCAGCATGTTCTGCTTCATTCTGTTCCATAATTCTTTGCAACAGTTTTTGATCTTCTTCTTTTTTCTTAGTCCACTTCTTTATTTCAGCATCACACATAAGCCAGTCCTCAGCTACATTGATAAGACTGTCTTTGATATCTAAGTGATCGAGATTTATTATTGATGGTGGGCCATTATCTAATGGTGGATATGGCTCATCTAGGTCTACCTTTTGCCAAAACTCAGTAACCTTTTCCATGATTTGATTAAAGAGTTGTTGATCAGCTTCAAAGGGTACAAGCTTTAGTTTTTGAGCTTTACCAAATACGGCAATGATGCCCCACTTAAAACCACTGCATAACAATTGTGTTTGTAATTGTATAATCTGATCGGTCCTGGGCAAGTCATCAGTGTTAGTTGTTTTGATTTCCAATGCTCCAAAGCCTGACAAAGTAATGTCTTCATCAGTCATCTCATTGTACATTGTAAACTCACCATCGACTTGAAGGATAGCATCTAGGGAAGCACACAATGCAAGTTCATCTATTCTATATCCTTGAGTTACTTTACATAGGTTGATGGTTGCTTTGTCATCTGAGATTTCATCTACTTTATCCCTAGCCCATTCGATGAGAACTGGCTCAAGGCGATCACCTCTTTCTTTTACATCCTTACCAAACTCAGTCTCAAGAGTTTCAATACCTTGTCTAGCATGTAATGTCTTTTGTCTTTCTCTTTCATTAGTTGTAAAACTTGTTTTACCTAGTACGATAGCTGGAACTCTTGAAGCTCCAAGCTCTACT